ATTTGGTGAATTGGATGAACTGCCATACCATGTCGGAAAACCATTACCAGCACATAATGGACCCATCATATTAAAGTTTCCGTTCCAATTCCTGTTAGTGGACATACCCCAACCAGGTAGAGTCATATTTGACTTGAATGCTGAATCAGTTTCAGGTGGTAATTGACCATCGTTTAAGTTTCCACTAAAGTATTCAGGATACCAACCTGAACGGAATAACAAGTGTCTTCTCATCAAGTTGTCCTGAAACTCTGCTTGATTCTTTGCGTTGTTCTTAAGGTATTGTAATGTCTTTAAGTCAACTGCTGAACCTTGTTCGTTCCTGTTTTGAACCAATCCAACATTCATAAACTTGACCCAAAAGTTGTCTAATGCCAGATAGTAACTCCAAGCAATCAAAGTTGGTTGAACGTAATTATTCAACAACTCTTTATATCTAATCAAGTTGATATCAGTATTGACTGTATTATCATCAACAATCTTTAATAGATATTCGTAAAGGTTCGTACCGAGGCTCTCCTGGATTTGTATCGCTTGGGATTGTTGGATGGAAAATCTTAACTCTGAAGAGTCCACATTATCTGTGATTGGAGTGTTATCTTTCAGTTTAGTTTCGCTAATAAATAAAACATTGTATGCCATATTAGATGATGTTGTTTTGTGTTACGGTTAAGTCAATTTCTTGACCAGGATATATTAACTCTAAAATAGGTTTTAATTCTCTATTTAAGAACTTTTGTGTTGGATAAATACTTGTTGATAAGAACAACTTAAATCCTGTTTCCAACTGGTCTGCTGATGAACTGAAACCAGTTCTTTGTGGTAAACCAATAATTGAGGCATCAGGGATATTATGACCACATAAGATTTGATGTTGAACCAACTCAAATATGGATGAGAAATAACCATCTTCAACATTTGTTTGTATTTGGGTAATATCAGGTTTCTGTCCTTCTTCACCATAAGATATGATTACCCTGTTTGCGTTATCCGCTCCCATGTATCTATCTTCAATCTTTCTTAAGATGTTGTTCTGTTCGTATTCTGAATCAGGTGGTGGTTGATTAAAGTGGACCCACATACCCATAGAACATCCGTTAATGATGTTGGCAAGGTTATAGACAGTAATCTCGTGGTTTAACTTAATATCGTTGATACACGCAAGATATGATGGAACACCGTAGAACTCACTTTGAGGTCCATAAGAACGGATATGTACTACCTGTCTATTGGTATAGTTCATTGGGTCAAACTCACTGAACTCAATAACTTTAGCCCCTTTTCTCCAATTAACCCAATCTCTTGAATAAAGATATTTTGTTGATGGTTCACCTGGTGCATCAGGTTTATGAACTCTCATATACTTTGATGGGATTACGTGAAATCCTGCAAGTCCTTCTTTCCTGTCTTTTCTCCATACAACCTCCAAGAACAAATTACCTGTAACAATTAACTCAAAGAACATCTGTTTGGCAACATCGTTGATATATTGTTTTGAGTTTATTTTGTAGTCATTAACATATCCTGAACCAACAGAATTATCAACACGGGCTCTAATGGCAGAATTGTGGATTGGTGATGCATCCAATAACATATACAACTCATTTGGAAATAAGTTATCAATACCCCAAGATACAAAAGGTTGTCCCTTTGTTATTACCTCTTGAAATGAGGTTATGGTATTTGCACCAAAGTTTAGTTTTTCAATATTTATCATCCTTCGTATATTTTATAAATATCACTTGTTCCAGAGTAAGTGATAGGTTGAGTTGAAGCAGAATAGTTTACTTGAGCAATGGTCTCATAAACTACATCATAGGCAATTTGGGGGTTCGTATTTCCTGATAAGGCTGTTGATTGTTCCCATACCTTAACATAATACTCACCCTCGATTAAGTGAACATTTGTTTGTCCTGTTTGTGTTGCCCCAGTCAAGTATGCTTCAGGTTGACTGGGGTCTATTGTAATACTAAATAAATCGTATCCAGGAGCATATCCCACACTTGGTGGTATTCTGTATGGTACGAGCCTCCAAACCTCTTGAGAGAGTTTGTGTTTGAAACTGAACAAATAACAAACCGAACCAGTCAAGTTTTTGTTTCTTGAACAGGTTGCGTTTGCGTTGTTGTATCCTTCGTTTAGTATTATCATATTTTATTTTGTTTTTAAGACATATACATTGAACGAGATACTTCCCAAACATCATCATTTGCCCAAGTACTCATTACTATAATATTTCTATTTGTTCCACTAAATACAGGAGCACTATTGTTATTCCATCTCCATTGAGTACTTGCTCCATTTACGAAATTAACTGTTGAACCTGATACATAGTTGATGTATAAGTGAATATTCGCATAAATCGCACTATCAACAAAAGTGAAACTGATATTGTAGGTCGTTGAACCATCAGTATTGATTTCAATATAATCTTGTTGTAATGGGTTGATTAAAATAGTGGTTGTTGCTCCTGTTGAAACATAAGTTTCTGCTTGGAATATATTAGCACCCAATGTGTAGGTATTACGGAATATTGTTGTTCCTGTTCCTACTCCACCATTTTCTGCTGTAAGGTTTTTACAATTTATAATTGTAACATCGTTTAAGTTTTCTAATCTAACATTATCACAACCGATATAATTCACATTATTTGATTGGTATTGTCCGTCTTTTTCAACCTTACAATCTCTTGAGTTAATGATATAGTTTCCTTTTCCGTTTGCTGCGGAAATTGAAGATGCCATCGTATTACCACTTCCACCAAAAATTGCTGAATAATCATTTGATGTTAAACTATTACTTAAACCACCAATAATATTAGAGTTTTTAACTGAAGTCATTATGTTACTTTCACCACCAATAATTGCACTTAAGTTACCAGTCAAACTATTACTTTGACCTGCAAGTATTGTTGAACCACCTGTATCATATTGGTTAGTTAAAGTGTTACTTCTACCACCACCCATAAAAGAATCGTTCGAAGCGTTGAAATTATTAGAAAAACCACCAGCCATTGCTGATGTTCCCACACCGTTCATATTTGAGTTTACAGAACCAATAATAGATGCTCCATAATTACAATTTGTTAAAGTGTTTAAGTATCCACCAATAATTGTAGTGGCATAATCCCCACCATTTATTGTGTTATTATAACCACCAAAAATACCATTATATCCATTAGCATTTAATATACTATTATTTAATCCACCAATAATAGTTCTAAAACCTAATGAACCACCAGTCATTCTATTTCTCTTACCACCCAAAATGGTATTATAGAAATTATCACCTTCTATTCTGTGTTCACTTCCACCTATAATAGTTGAGAACCATTGACCTGAAGACATTGAGGTATCATCACACCATTTAGATAAAATGTTTTGTTTGTTTTTAACATAACTTAAAGGACTTGAACTATTCAATAAGTTCTGTCTTGTTATTTGATAAGTTGTTGTATAACCACTATCAACAATTGCCAACACATCTAAATTGGTTGGTTCTGTTATACTTGGTAATTCTATATAAGATTTTGTTGCCATGTTTTTTTAATTTACTGCTCGTCCTATTGAAGACATATATTTTATGATGATTGCACTTAATGATTGAACTGATACATCACTCATACCATCAGAGACCCAATCTATACCATGTTTTCTATTTGCTTGGTTTCCACCATTAAATCTAAAAATGGTTACATTACCATTTGGTAATTGAGATGAACTATCCATAGCACTACTATTTTGAGCCCATTTAACACCATTTAACCAAGTGTTAAAGTTTGTTGTACTACTACGATTCGCAATAACAACACCCAAAGCACCACCTGTTGATGAGTTTGGTTCACCAATTCTTTCACTTCCACCATCAGTAAAGAAATCTGCTCTTGAATAATTATCATTTCCCCACCAGTTTAATACCGCTCTTGATGTTCCAATAGCACTTATATCTGCAGGATATTGTTCACTTGAATATGAAAATCCCATAATATAAGTTCCAAGTTGAAATGATGGAAAAGTCATATTACTAAAAGGATTGTATGATGTATCTCCATATCCCCCATTAGCGGAAACTCCATTGGTATAATCCAATGTTCCACCCCAAGACATTGCGAAAGATGCAGGTGTTTTTAAGTTGATTGTTGTTGGTGAACCTGTATTACCCAAATAAGGATACATAACTTTAATAGAGTTCCATAAATTAGCGGCTTTTAATTCAATAACAAAGTTATTGGTTGCGGCACTTATACCATATCCCAAATCACCTGCGAGAGTTGAAACTGTTGATAGATATGCTGATGCATCAGAATCAAAAGTTATTGTAGATTTATTAACATCCCAACCTAAATTATCACCAAGATTTTCAACTTTGGTTTTATAGGTTGTAGTTTCTCCACTATTGTTATAAACAGCCCAACCTTGTTTAGTTGAACCTGTATATTGTGGTAATTGAGATATTTTTACATTGCTCATTTTATTATTTTTTAATGTTCTATATTTATGAAATCACCATTTTCTGCTTGTAAGAAATCAGAGTTTTCGGCTTGTAATTTAAATCCTCCAGGTTCTGTAGCAGTTGGAGTTAATGTCGGGGTCGGTGTAGGTGTTCCCGTTAATGTTGTTGTCGGTGTAGGCGTAGTGGTAGGAGTCGCAGTTAATGTCGTTGTAGGGGAAGGTGTTAAAGTCGTAGTAGGTGAAGGTGTAGGCGTTGGAGTGGTTGGTAATGTTGAAGTAGGTGACGGAGTTAAGGTAGTTGTTGGTGAAGGTGTTAATGTTGTTGTCGGTGATGGTGTCGGTGTCGGCGTTGTAACGATTGGAGTACTTGTAGGAGTCGGTGTAGGATTTGGTGTCCCTGTTGGACTTGGTGGAATATTGGCAGTAAAAAATGTAACAATATCATCTATTGCTCGTTGTTCTCCAAGATAATCACTAAACTTTTTCCTATAAAATATTTGTGGCATGTATATCTTTTACTTTTTCAATTAAATCATCAACGTCAATATTGTTTCCAACATTAAAATAGTGTGTTTTTATCTTTGAACCAAACTTGTTTTCATCATCATAGTAGATTACCATAACCCCTATAATTAAAGTTTCCAAGTCCCACTCAATCTTTTTTATTTGGTAGTGTTCATATTGAACACCATCCATAATTACTCGTTTATGAACCAACATATCCTGTTGTTCCTGATATGATTGGCATCCAACCTGTAAACTCAATTAGAGGTAATTGTTTAACCCAATCAAAATCAGGATTTGTACATTCATCTATTTCTTGAGTTGAAATAATCCAATCTCCACCTATTTGTTGAATTGGATAAAAATAACTCGCTTCTTCATAATGGTGTCCCACTAATGAATCTTTCTGTTCTATTGTTAAAAGTCCTACTAACATATTATACTTGTCTTCCTAATGAGGTTTGATATGTTTGAACTGCAGTGTATAAAGTATCCAATTCAGCACTACTTAAGTTCTGTGCTTGGAATACAAATGCAAGTCGTTTATTAAAGAAATCTGATGGTACTCCATTATCACTTCTTGCACCAATAAGTTGTTCTTGAGTATCAAGTATTTTATTGATTGTTACATTTAATGTATCTGTATTTTGTTTAGTAACAATACTTGTATCATTTATTCTTGATACTGCAAAATATCCTTGTGTTCTTACTGATGTTAATGCTCCGACATTTGCTAAATTATCATTTGAACCAGCACTCCATATTGATGGATTAGTGGTAGATAATGTAATTGCAGCAAACCCTATAGGTCCACCACCATCAGGTTGTGAATAAGAACCCATAATAGTTTTTACTCCACTTGGTTCGTTAACATAAGTACCAAATCCAAAAGTAGAACTAATACTTGGAGCGATGGTCGGTGATTGGGTCATATAACCATTTGTTCCGTTTGGAGTCGCTCCTGATACAGAGTGTGTCCAACCACCATTAAATGTTCCTGAATTGACTGATGGATTAACCCCTTCAACTGCGTGTGAGTTTGCAGTACCACCAATATAAGGATACATACGATACATTTTGGAAAGAATACCAGCACTTCTAATAGTTGAATAGAATGTGTTAGTTGCTGCAGACATTGTAAAGTTTACAGTTCCACCAGCGGTTACAACTGCGTTTAAATAAGCAGTGGCACCACTATCAAATACTATAGGTGTAGGTGTTGGAGTCGGTGTTGATGTCCCTGTAGGAGTGGATGTTAATGTTGTAGTTGGTGATGGTGTCTGTGTTGGACTACCTGTTGGTGTAGATGTTAAAGTTGTGGTTGGAGTCGTTGTTGGACTTGGAGTCCCCGTTGGAGTATTTGATGGGGTCGGTGTTGGTGTAACCGCAGCACCTGATGAAGGTTGTGGAACATTCATAACTGCAGCCCATACTTGTCTTGGCTGTTTTGAACCTTTTGGATACATCATATCGTTGATGTTCGGTTGTCTTCTATACGGATTTGGTGGCATCTATGATAAATATACTTGGCTTTAAGATAAAAGGGGAGCGTTTAACTCCCCTATAATTATCTTGTTTTTTTTTAAGATTGGAATGTGAAACCACCCGCAGTAAATACTGCTGCGATAGTTGTTGTAACATCAACCTCTCTGATTGAGGTAGGTTCTCCACCAGTCATAGTAAGAGCAGTAGCCCCGTTCAAGTCGGTGTAAGCCTGTCCTGTATTCAATGAACCAGCAGTAACTAAACCACCATTATCCAAGAATACCAACCAGTATCTGTTGTTGTTATCTTCAATCAAAGCGTAGATTTCATT